CTCCGGTCGGTTGCGTAAGGGCTAGTTCAGAAGCGGCTATCTTGCAGTTTTCGATAGTCGCGGCCAAGTTATCGCGGGATTTCTTTGTCCATTGGGTCATGTCTTTGCAAGTCTCGATATCAAGTGGTCCTCTGTAGAATCCATCCATCCGTTTAAAACCCCTCTTCAGAAATGAAATTTCTTCAATGGGTCGTTGTTCGACAAATCCTCCTTCCTTCAACGCTGGTGTAATAACCATGTTGATGTTGGCAAGGGCTTGTTGGATGTTTTGGATGGTGAAATTCTTGATGGAAGGGTGTACAGAGAAAATGACATCATCACCATGAGTTTGGAGACGAACATTTTTGTGGAAGTACGTGGCACCTTTCATTTCTGGGTTGATCTTGTCCCAAGCATATTGAAAAGCTTGGAGATTAACCTTCGAGTTAATCTGGGTAGTTCCGTAAGTTCCACTTGGGTTCTTTCCTGCAACGCGGGAAAGCTCACCTCTGCACATGTGAATTGCAAAGGTGATTTGTCGCCCAGCACACATGCGAATCTTGTCGTGTTCTGCGTTTCCTCCATACATTCTGTACCACTTTCGAGCAACGATGAAAGCGTTGTCAATGAAAGCAGGGGGTTGAGTCGTATCAAAGCGTTCGTAGTCTCCATCATTGGCGAGCGGACTAACCTCTCGTAGTTTCATGACAATTTGGTGCCATTCAACTGAGTAAGGATTAATGCCGATAGTCGCGGTGGTGTTAATACGCTCGTTTTGAATGTGTTGGAAGTATGCACCATAGTACATCTTCAGAAAGATGACAAGATGCATTGGACTGGCAGCGAACACTCGAGTTTTAATGTTCTCGGGATCGGCGGGATTGCAACGAGATAGTTTTCGTCGTTCATCCTTCAAAGTGTCTTTGAAGATGGTGGGCGAAATGCGTCCCTGACGGGCATCTTCCTCCAAATCAGCTACAGCCTTGCGGAGTTCTGGCGCAATATAATTAGGCAACTGAATCCAATGGCGTTTACCTGGTTCTGGATGCGATTCCA